TAACAGCGACTTGAACAAATGATGATGCTGTATCTGTTTCAATGAATGGTGCTGCTTCTGCTGTTTCTGAAACTTCAGGCGCAGTTGTAATTTTTGGAATTTCGAAGGACATACCTGCAGTTGGCAAAGTTCCTTTTGATAGGGAATCTATAAATCCTCTATCAGCGTTTGCAATTCCGTTAATTACTTCTGTTGATTGTGGTGTTGGAATAAATGCTGAGTTGTTTCCAGTTGTGTCAGCTGCCATTACATATTGACGGCTGTCTTCGTTACCAAGAGCTGCTCTGATTGAGTGTTCTAGGTATGAAGCCTTTGAAACAATTGGGCTTCTTGGTGCTGTAAAGATTGCTGGGCGAACGTTGCGTTCTGCAGCTTCTACAGCTGGGGTTTCTACAGCCTTTGCTACTTCTTCTACTACTTCTGGGGTAACTTCGTTTGACACGAGTTCCTCACTTTCTGTTGTTGGTTGTGAAGTTTCTGCGCTTGCAGCTACTTCGGTTATTTGGGCGTATTCGCCGAATGCTGGAAATGTGACGTGTGAAACTTCTTTTAGGGTTGCTTCATTAACGATTACTTGTTCACCTTTGGTTACATAGTCGTCAATCATTGCGCCTACGCTAAATCCGGTTCTTAAACCCTCTTGTGCTTCAGCTAATGCGTCGTCTCCTGCATTGGTTCGTGCTATTTTGAATGTTCCGACAATTCCTTTGTCGTCTTCTTCATATCTTGATAATTTACCAATTGGTCTAGTCATATCGTGCTCGGTAAAAAGTTTTATACCCTCACCGATTTTTAATGAGCCTTGTTGAAAAACAACGTCGCCCATATTTGTATGTCCTACCTGACCAAAAGGAACAATAACGCCTGTTAATTCACGTTTTGATGAATTAGCTGCGATAATGTCGGTTGAGAATTTAATAAAGTTATTCATTTATTAAGTCTTCCCTTTCTCTTGCTTCCTCTACTGTCATTACACCAAGAGGAATAAGTTTTTGATATATGTCAGCGCGTTCTATAGCACTTGGGCTATAAAATTCTTCTAAATCAAATTTTACTATAGAACCACGTGGTGTTATATCGTTATCACTTAATCTTTGTGTAATGCAAGTCATTAAAGGCTTTAATGACAAATCTATAAGGCTTCTTCTTTCAGCTGTAACGTTTGAATAAGTCATTGAGCCACCTGCATTACCACCTACGTAGTATTCAGGTAAATTACAAGCCCTAGCAATCTCGGAAGCCATATATTGGCGTGCAGCGTTTAGCGTTAATTGTTCTGGGCTAAAGCCTATGCTTTGAAAGTCGATTGTGTCGTTAACAAAAGCTGTGCCACGTGTTTGTCTTGCTTCTTTCCAAGAATTTAATAGGGCTGTAACTCTTTCAGCAGGCATTGGCAAGTTAGATTTTAATACAACGTTAGGTGTTGGTTCGTCTGCAAATCTTTTAACTGCTTTTTCTAATGCAAGTGCTGTAAGTATTGTTGTTCCTGCTCTTACAAGTAATCCTTCGTCAAATCCTGTAAATGGTATAAGTGAACCAAGTCCGTTTTCTGGTACTCGGTTTCCGTCAACGCTGTAATAGCGTACGTTGTGACCTAATGCGTCTAAAGTTCTGGTAACACGGCTTACTGAAATCCATTCAGCACTTAAAGGTCTTGAGTCTGCACCAAGTTCAAGTATTCGCATATAACCTTGACCTGTAAATAAAATGTCCTCTGCCAAAAATGTATATACAGATTGTCCAGTCATACGAGGGTCAGGTTGTCTAATAAAAGGTGGGGTCACAACTTTAGAGTTGTTTGATTCGCGTCTAACTTCAAGTGGTAATGAGCCGATAGTTGCACAAATAATGTTTCTAGCTCTTGCAACGGCTGGGACTTGCATAGCTTGTGCTCTGCTTACAGAAGACAAACCAAAATAGTCAAAAGGTTGAGCATATTGCTGATAGTTGTAAGGTGCTACAGCAGCATCAACTTTGTTTACGTCGTCTTGTGGTGTGACACCAAGTAGATTTTGAAAGAAGCCCATAACTTCTAATTCTTTACCAAATTGTTATAATAGTCAAGCATCAAGCCACTACAATGTCTTGGTTTTGTGACCTGCCACCATACTCGGTTGCTTTATGAACGGCCAATATCATACTTATTGCAGCTGTGGATACTTTACGTCTCATTACATACCAAGCACCTGAGTCGTTTGTTTTCTTTATGCAAGAATTTATGCTAGCTGTTAAGTCTGGTTGGTTTGAGTGAGCTAGTCGTGCACCTGACATAGCACTAAGTACTTCATCACAAGCTTGATAATATTTTGACCCTTGAATGACTTCTGCGTTTATTCCTGATTGACGTAGTTTGGCTACTACTGAGTCACCTGTGAACCTGTTGGCTACTACAGCTTCTGCGTTGTAATGTTTAGCCCACTCGGATATGCGCCCTGCTATATGTAAATCATCTATTGGGTTATCTGATTCAACAAATTCCATTAAACCTACAGCTATGCTTCTATCTTCAAGTATTTGTGCACCTGTTAAAGCCCAAGTGTTGCGTTCTGGTGATATTTCTAAACCTAACCAAGTTGGTCTATCTGGTTTAAGTTCTAGGTTTGGTTGCATACAAGTATTCCAAGTTCCCATTTGCCAAGCACCGTTCATTGTTTCTACCCATTGGCATAACACTTCTGTTTGAAAAATTTCTGGTGGGTCACTTAGTCTGGCTTTGATTGCGTCTACTGTGATTGTTCTACCTAGTGCAGGGTTTGCTTCTTTCCAGCCCTCAATGTCACTTAGTTTTCTGTTTGGTGATGCTGACCATTCCATAAAACACATTGGGTCATCTAAATCTTTTTCTATTTTGTCAAGTGCTCGTTGTCTCATAGCGTTTAGCACTATTGAGTAATGGTCACCTGCGTTACTGATACCCCAGAACTGAGAATTAGCACGTGCGTTCATTGTAAACACAAGGGCTGAGTAAGCATCATAGGTTTTCTGTTGTCTAAGCTCATCAAGTATTACAAGGTCTGAGGATAAGCCTCTTGCACCACCTGAATTACTTGCTACAATTTTGTAACGCATACCATTTTTTAATTGAACTTCTTCTCGACCGTTAGCCCTTGTCACGTGTTTAACTTTTCTTCTTAACCAATCATAGTTATCTATAACTTCAACAACTTTTCTAAAAGTTTCTAAGCTAAGGTCTCTTGTTTGAGCACTTGCTATTTGTAGTTCTTCGTCCCAAAGGAATAACCCAGCAAGAATACGCATACGCAGTAAATGTGTTTTACCATTTTGTCTAGCTGCAATAGCCAACACATTCTTGTAAGCCCAGTTACCGTCTTCTTTAATCTTTGAGGCTTCGTCCATTAGATACTGTTGCCATTCCATCAACGGCATATCTATTTGCCGAGCAAACTCAGCGACTTCGTTACCTCTAGTTGGGAGAGCTAGTGGTGTGGTCTGAATTCTCGGGGTTGAGTTTCCTAAGGTTGTCAATTGGGTCTTCACCTGTTTCTAACTCTGGTTTTTCTTTACGTCCATACAAACTCAAACCATACTTATCTAAAATTTGTTGCAACTGCCCCATATACTTAACTTCTTCAATAGGTTTTAACGTACCACCATCCAGAACACCTGCAAGTGTGTAAGCCATAGCCATACCTGCTGCATCAAGAGCTGTGATAATGCCCTGACGTAACGCTTCTTCGTGTGCCCTATCTAAAGCAGGCAGAATTCTGTGTTTTTCTTCTTTAATCATTACGACTAACTCCTTTAGGCAATTCAAACGGTGTTTTTAACTCTTTTGGGGAGGTTTTGCTGGCAGGGGTCGGTGGGTGTCCTGCGCCCATAAAAAATTGGGTTGTTTTGTGTTTGTTTTTCATTACTTGTCTTCTAGCTTTGTTGTTTCTGTCTTTAATGTATTGGTCTTCTGTTCGATTGCCTTTAGAGTAGTTGCAATTTGAACAAGCAGCAACGAGATTATTTGGGTGATTGTCGCCGCCTTTGTCGATGGGTGTGAGATGGTCGACCGTAGTAGCTGTAGGAATTCCACAGAAGTAGCAGGTGTTGTTGTCTCGTTTGAGTATGGCTTGTCTGAGTGCTCGCCATTTTCTAGATGAACCATTACGTTTTATTCTACTATGCATATTACCTAGTATATGTTATGAACCTTTGAGTGTTGAAGTACAGAGAACGGCCTAAAGATTAGAACCATTCTCTTAGTATGAACCCCTGAGGTTTCGTACTGTCGAACGGACGCGTTATTGGTTATTCTGCGTAGTCTCGCCATATCATCACAAACGTTTATATCTATTAGGAGACTCGTTAATAGTAGCTTGTGATGTCGTAACTTCTCGTTATGTTACACGCTATGCATAGTGGGCATAGTTGTTTAAGACCCTCTAACGGCCATTAAATTGCTTACTAAGCAACCCTCAAGTTAAGGTTTATAGTTGGCTTGAGCGACCAACTGGTTACTTATATCAGTAATCGTTGTAGTTGTCTATCCTTGGGTCTTGAATCATATCGTTTATGCGCATTAGGTTTTCTTTACGCGCTAAATCTAAATCTACCTTATCTTGGTATTCTTCTAGCTTCTTTTTATCTTCTAATCTTTTTTGGTAACACTTAGCATCACGGCAAGCAACTTCTTTCATATTATCGTAATCGTAATGGAAGTGTAGATATATGACGTTACTCATCGTCACACTCGTGTAATAGTTCTTTAGCAATCATCTTGGCGCAGCCTTTGCACCACACGTATGTAGCCATTATTTTAGGTACAACTTAATCGCTATAGCTAGTGACGCTATGCTAACAAACGCACCAGCAAACATACCTATAATTAACATTTGCATTATTTTATCCTTTGCATACACCATTTGCAGAAACTAGCGTTATAGCACCAGCCACCACAACTAACACATCTACTTATTAAATTTAACATAGTTTTTCACCACTTCATACAAATTAGCCAAACCAAACACAGCTAGTATTACACCTGCAAATAGTAATGCGTCTATGTATCTTTGTTCCATTTGTTGCCCCTGTCTTGACTTAGTGTTTTTTTTCTACTATCTTTCTTGCTTCTTCCATATCATCACGATTATGAAAGTTTGATGCCTTGTTGAGTAAGTCTTGTGAAATTGACAATCGTAAGACTTGCTCTAACTTGTATACGTCTTGTGGTTTCATTCGCCCCCCTCTCTTACTATTATTGTCGCATAAACAACGCTAGTAACACCAGGAACACACCCACAAATACAACTATTGTTTCCATTACTTGACTCCCATAATTTT